CAGGGCATGACCAACATCTCCCACCTGTACCGGGAGGTCCCTCCGGCGTTCTATCAGGCCTACCGTGAGGCCCTGCGGGAAGCCGTGGCGGACCTCGGTCCCGAGGACACCCACCTGATCGTGACCTACACCCTGCCGACCATCGAGGTGGCCAAGTGATCTGCCTGAGCCGCTACAACCCGGCGTACATGCTGCGCCTGCTGCGCGTCCACCTCACCTATCACCCGGACCAGCGGGTCCGTCAGGGTTGCCTGATGATCGCCATGCTGTTCCTGCCGGCCATGCTCGCCGTCCAGATCAGTGCCGCCCTGTTCCAGGTGGCGCGGGAGATCGGAGAGGTGGTCGTGGAGACCGTCGTGGACTTCAAGGCGCTGTGGGTCAATGTCGACCCCAACAAGCACAACGCCGAGGTCTTCGCCGCCCAGCTCGGTCACGCCAAGAAGGACTACGGGGTGGACCAGTGAGCAAGACCGTCCCCACTCTGCTGGTCGACGGAGACATCATCGCGTACCGCGCCGCCATGCTGGCCGAGAAATCGGTCAACTGGGGTGAGGGCCTGTGGACCGTCCACGCCTACGAGGAGGAGGCGCTACGAATCCTGACGGACCAGATCGGTACCATCCAGGACACCTTCCCGGGCAGCGAGTGCATCTACGCCCTCACGGATGGTGTCAACTTCCGTACCTCGATCTACCCGCTCTACAAGTCGAACCGCAAGGAAGTGCGGAAGCCTCTGCTGCTCCCGTTCATCCGCCAGCACATGCTGGACGAGTACCGCACCTACCTCCGCCCGACCCTGGAAGGCGATGACTGCCTCGGCATTCTTGCCACCAGCCCGACGATCATCCCTGGCGAGAAGATCATCGTGTCCATCGACAAGGACATGAAGACCATCCCCGGCCGGTACTACGACTTCAACAAGAAGAAGATGCACGAGCTGTCCGTCGAGCAGGCGGATCGGTACCACCTGTACCAGACCCTGATCGGGGACACCACCGATGGCTACCCGGGCTGCAAGGGCATCGGCCCGGTCTCGGCGGAGCGCCTGCTGGAGACCAAGGGGGCCACGTGGGACACCGTAGTGACCGCCTACGCCAAGGCGGGGCTGACTGAGCAGGACGCGCTGGTGCAGGCGCGCTGCGCCCGTATCCTGCGGGCCTCGGACTTCGACTTCAAGGCCAAGAAGGTGATCCTGTGGACGCCCTGATCCTGACGGCGGCGCTGGCTGCGTCTTTCGCCGTCTGCTGGCTCCTGTTCACCGACGAAGAACTGCTTGTCTGGTACCCGTGACCGCCATGGACCTGACCATCATCGGCTGGACCGCCGCGACCCTCCTCCTCCTCCTGCTGGTCGGGGGTGACGGGGGCCCGGGCGGCGGCGGAGCGCCTGTAACGTGACACCAAGAGCCCCCTGCCAGTACGGAGGGGGCTCTTTTTTCGTTTCCGGGCCCCCTCATACACCCTCCACCCACCACTGGATTCATCCATGCCTCCCCAGATCATCGCCCTCTACTCCGCCCGTCCGCAGATGGGGAAGTCGACGGCCCTGTCGTTCTTCAAGACCCACGGTTACGAGCCGCTGTCGTTCGCCGCGGACCTCCGCGTTGCCTGCGCCTCCATCCTGATGAACTCGGGGTGCCCCATGGACCGCGCCGTCACCATCCTGTCCGCCGACAAGGACAAGCCGTGCCGCCAGCTCGGTGGCAAGACCGGCCGCGACATGCTCATCGAGATCGGTCAGGCGATGCGCCTCATCAGTCCGACGTGGTGGATCGACTCCGCCCTGTCGAAGACCAAGCCCGGCGGCAAGTACGTGATCGACGACCTCCGCTTCCCCAACGAGTTCGACGGCCTCCGTGCCCGCAACGCCACCCTGGTCCGCATCGTCGGCGACCGGGGCCTCACGGGGGTCTCCGGTGAGGGCCAGCTGGACGACATGGAGTTCAACTACACCATCGCCAACTGGCAGACCACGTCCCTCGATACCTACCACGAGAAGCTGGAGATGATCCTCCCCCACTCGTCCACCCGGTGAACCATGAAAAACCGTGACCGATTTCCCGAGGTACCCGAAGGGCTCCTCAAGGCCCTGGAGGCTGCCTTCCCGGACCGCCTGCCCGACCACGTCCCTTCGATAGACGACGTGGGTGTCCGGGTGGGCCAGCAGCGCGTGATCCGCCTGCTGCGCCGCCACTACAACGAGCAGAACAACATCAACGAGGATTGACCGAATGAAGAAGCCCAAGGTGAAGACCCCCGCCGCCGCGCCGCCCCCGGTTAATCCCGAAGCGTCCGTCCCGCGCCTGCAGATTGCCCTCCCGGGCCGCACGTCGGGCTACACGGGCGTGCGCGCCCTCCAGATTCGCCGGCCCGGTGCTGGCGGTTTGGGTGGCCTGTGATCTCGCCGGCCGCACGGTACGCCGAGCTGCGGTCGGAGCGTGACCCGTACCTCCGCCGCGCCCGAGACTGCGCCAAGCTGACGATCCCGGCGCTGGTGCCCGATGAGGGCTCCACGTCGTCGACCAAGTTCTACTCCCCGCACCAGTCGCTCGGCGCCCGCGGCGTGAACAACCTCGCCTCGAAGCTGCTCCTCGCCCTGATCCCCCAGCAGTCCTCGTTCTTCCGTCTGCAGATCGACGAGAAGGCCCTGGAGGAACTGACGGGTGAGGAAGGCAAGCGCGGCGAGATCGAGGAGGCACTGGCGCGCATCGAGCGAACCGCCCTGTCCGCCCTGGAGGCCTCGTCGATCCGCACGGTGGGCTTCGAGGGGTTCAAGCAGCTGCTGGTGGCCGGCAACGTCCTTCTGGCGTTCTCCGATGCCGCCGAGCCGCGGGCCTTCCGCCTCGACAAGTACGTCGTGCGGCGCGCCCCGGACGGAACGGTGCTGGAACTCATCATCGCCGAGCAGCAGAACCCGGAAGCCCTCGACCCCGAGGTCGCCGCCCTGCTACCCGAACCGGCCGTCCCCCAGAAGGGCCGCACCCGGGCGACGGTGACCCTGTACACCTATATCTGCTGGGACCAGTACGAAAACCACTACAAGTCCTGCCAGTACATCAACGACGTGGCCATCCCCGGCACCGAGGGTTCCTACCCGAAGGACAAGTTCCCCTACCTGCCGCTCCGGTTCATCCGGGTCGACGGTGAGGACTACGGTCGGTCCTACGTCGAGGAGTATTACGGCGACCTTCGTTCCCTCGAAGGCCTGGAGAAGGCGATCCTGAAGGGTTCCGCGGCGTCCGCCAAGGTCCTCTACTTCGTCAACCCGGGCGGCGTTACGCGCCTCAAGGACGTGGTCCAGTCGGAGTCCGGTGACGTTCGCAGCGGCAACGCGGCTGATGTCACGGTCCTCCAGACCCAGAAGTCGACCGACCTGTCCGTGGCCAAGTCCCAGTCCGAGACCCTGCAGAACCGCCTCGCCTTCGCGTTCCTCCTCAACTCCGCCATCCAGCGGGGCGGCGAGCGCGTGACGGCCGAGGAGGTCCGCTACATGGCCCGCGAGCTGGAGGACGCCCTCGGCGGAATCTACTCGATCCTCGCTCAGGAGTTCCAGCGTCCCCTGGTGACCCTCCTGCTGGAGTACCTGCGGAAGACCAAGCGTATCCCGAACCTTCCGAAGGGCTCGGTGCGCCCGGTCATCGTCACCGGCCTCGACGCCCTCGGCCGCGGCCAGGACCTCGCTCGCCTCGACGAGTTCCTGAACGGGGTCCCCCAGGTGATCGCTCAGTCCCTCGCGGAGTACCTGAACGTCGGCGACTACCTCACCCGCCGCGCCACCGCCCTCGGGTTGGAGCGCAAGGGTCTGGTGCGGACGCAGCAGGAAGTGGACTCCGAGCGCCAGCGCCAGCAGGACGCCATGATGCAGCAGTCGGTGGTGGACAAGGCAGCCGGTCCGGTTGCACAGGCCGCTGCAGCTGCCGCCCAGGCGCCTCAGTAGTCCCCCTCGTACACCCGGAAGAACCCCGGCCAGCCTCTTGAGTTGCAGAGCTGGTCGGGGCTTCCCCGGACCCACCACAAGGATACCCCATGACCATCACAGTTCAGACCGCGCCGGCCAACGCTGGCGCACCGCAGGCCGAAGGGCCGAATGATGCAGCACTCGCCGCCAAGGTGGATGCACAGAACGCAGCCGCGAAGGCCGCGGCAGACGGTGAGGCCGGTAAGGCCCCCGCAGCGCCGGAGCGCCCAGCGTGGCTCCCGGAGAAGTTCGCCACGGTCGAGGACTTCGCCAAGTCGTACAGCGAGCTGGAAGCCAAGCTCGGCCAGCCGAAGACCCCCGAGGTCCCCGCCAAGGTCACCACGGAGTCCGCCGAGGCCCTGGTCACCAACGCCGGCCTGGACTTCAGTGTCCTGTCCGCCGAGGTTGCCAGCGACGGCAAGCTGTCGGAGGCCAGCGTCAAGGCCCTGCTCGACAAGGGCATTCCGCAGACCGTGATCGACAGCCACGTCGAGGGCCTGAAGGCGACCGCGCAGCTCCAGCTGAACGAGGCCTACCAGACCATCGGTGGCGAGGCGCGCTTCACCGAGATTTCGACCTGGGCCGCTGAGTCCGGCGATGTCGCCAAGGTGGAGACCTACAACGCGCTGATCGAGTCCGGCAAGATCAAGGAAGCCCTGACCTTCCTGAGCGCCGCCTACGACGCCGCCAACGGCAAGGCTCCGGCCCGCATCGTGACCGGCCGTGCCAATGCAGGCGTGGTCGACGGCGACGTGTACGGCTCCCGCCAGGAAGTCACCGCCGACATGAGCGACCCGCGCTACGGCATCGACTCGGCCTTCCGTGCGAAGGTCCAGGCCAAGCTCGGTCGCAGCAACGTCTTCTGACGAAACCCGCCCTGTGCGCGTGGTGGCGTTAGGGGCGCGTGACCCCGCCGTAATCGGGGACTGGGTGACTCCCTGATAGTCCGCCTCGCCCTCGTAAGGGGCCCTTCTTCACCCCCTCGTACACCCTGATGATACACCGCATTGGAATGACGTGCTCGCTTTTCAGCGACGCAGGTGACACCCAACCCGAAAGCACCCAGTAAGCATGGCCTCCCGAGGGAGACAACCTAGCCCAACCGTGATGTAGGCGCGAGGAACACCACTTCCCAACGCAATCTATCATCAAGGAAACTACAATGGCTGACGCAAACGTCTCCAACATTGGTCAGATCAACGGCGGTGGCGCGACTGACGCGCTGTGGCTGAAGGTCTTCTCGGGTGAAGTCCTCACCGCGTTCGAACAGAACAACGTCTTCCTGCCGCTGACCTCCAGCCGCACGATCAGCTCGGGCAAGTCGGCCCAGTTCCCGGTCTCGGGTCGTATCGCGGACGCCGCGTACCACACCCCGGGCGCCGAGATCGTGGGTCAGGACCTCCTGCACTCCGAGAAGATCATCACCATCGACGATCTGCTCATCTCGCACGCCTTCATCGCGAACATCGAGGAAGCGAAGAACCACTACGACGTGCGTTCGATCTACTCGACCGAAATCGGCCGCAAGCTGGCGAACACGATGGACGTGAACATCGCCCGCACGCTGGTCCTCGCCGCCCGCGAAGTCCACGCCCTGACCGGCCTGACCTCCGGCGGTGCCCTCACCAACGCCGCTGCCGCGACGGACGGTGAAGTGCTGGCCTCGCTGATCTTCAGCGCCGCCCAGCGGTTCGACGAGCTGGAAGTCCCGAGCAACGAGCGTTACTGTGCTCTCCGCCCGGCCCAGTACTACCTGCTCGCGCAGACCACGAAGGTCCTGAACAAGGACTGGAACGGCATGGGCTCGTACAGCGACGGCAAGGTCATCAAGGTCGCCGACATCACCATCGTGAAGTCGAACTACGTCCCGTCGACCAACGTCGTCACCGGCCTCGCCAAGTACCAGGGCAACTTCAGCACCACGGTCGGCATCTGCTTCCGCAAGGACGCCGTTGGCACCGTGAAGCTGCTCGACCTGAGCATGGAGTCGGACTACGACATCCGCCGTCAGGGCACCCTGATGGTCGGTAAGTACGCTGTGGGCCACGGCACCCTGCGTACCGAGTCGGCAATCGAGATCAAGACCGCGTAACACCTGCATAACGACGGGATCAAGCCCACTGGGCCCTTCTCAGTAGCACACTAGCCCCCACTGGAACCCCAAAAAGGTCCGGTGGGGGCTTTTTTTCCATACTTATCCACAACCCAGGAGTCACCATGTCAACCTCCCTCGCCATCGACGAAGTCCTGGTCGGTACCGAATCCATCTATCGCCTCGCTGACGGCGCCGTCGAGTTCAAGTCGGCCGACGCTGGCGACCTGACCAAGCGCCTCCGCAACGGCACGGACGTGAACGACCTGTTCCGTGTCCTCAAGGCCCAGTTCGGCGTCGCCAGCATCTCTGCGGTCATCGCCGACGACACCCTGACGCACCCGCAGTCGTCCCAGATCACCGTCACGGCCACCTACACGGGCGGCGCGACCCGCAACGTCACCAGCCTCTGCACGTTCGCCACCAGCGACGCCACGAAGGCCACGGTGTCCACCGCCGGTCTCGTCACCTCGGTCGCCGCGGGCGCCGTGAACATCACCGCCACGTACCTCGGCCGTCTGACCTCGGTCGAAGGCGTCACCGTCGCCTAATAGGAGGGCCCACCGATGGCTTACGTTACCCCAAGCACCGAGCTGGAAGCGGTCAACGCGATCCTGGCGACCATCGGTGAGGCCCCCGTCGACACCCTGGACGACAGCCTCACCCCGCTGGCGGTCGATGTTGGCACCGCGGCCAACACCCTGCGCTCCGTGAACCGGGAAGTGCAGGCGATTGGCTGGACGTTCAACACCGAGCGTGAGTACCCGCTCCCCCGGGACATCAACGGCTTCATCAACGTGCCGTCGAACTGCCTGCACGCGGACCCCGATGGGTCTGATCGGTGGCGTGACGGGGTCCTCCGGGGAACCCGCCTGTACGACCGGATCAACCACACCTACGTCTGGGACAAGGACGTGACGGCCACCATCAAGCTGGTCCTGCCGTTCGAGGAGCTGCCCCAGGCTGCCCGGGACTACATCGCGATCCGTGCCGGCCGTCGCTTCCAGGCCGGTGCCGTGGGTTCGCCGACCCTCCATGCGTTCACGACCGAGGATGAGGGCCGCGCCCTCGCCTTCGTCCAGCACGAGGAGTCCGATGCCCTGGACGGCAACGTGCTGTCCGCCGATGTTGACTCGTTCCTCGCCTTCGTCCACCGCGGTGGCGGCACGCCTCCCTACTGAGACCTGACCATGTACCTCATCACCGAAGCGATCCCCTCCCTCATCTCCGGCGTGTCCCAGCAGCCCCCTGTGCTTCGCCTGCCGACGCAGCTGGAGGAGCAGGTGAACGCCCACGCGAGCGAGGTGCTGGGTCTCCGCAAGCGGGCACCGCTGGACTACCTCGCCCGCCTTGGCGACGCCTACGCGGAGGACCCGTTCGTACACGCCTTCTCCGACTCCCGTGGGGTCAGCTACATCGCCGTGTTCTCGTCCACCGGGGTCAAGGTGTACACGCTGGATGGCGTCGAGCAGACCGTGGTGGCCGCCGGCCTTGACTACCTCGCGCTCGGGGTTGGGGTGGCAGCTGCCGACAAGCTGCGCGCCACCACCATCTCCGACGTGACCTTCGTGGTCAACCAGCGTGCCACGGTGGCCCTCGGGAGCAACCTGACGCCCGTGCGTGACCCGGAAGCCCTCATCAACATCCGACAGGGCGCCTACGGCAAGACCTACACCGCGTCGATCCAGAAGGACGGGATCGGCACGCTGTTCACGTCGACCTACACGGTACCGAACGGCGACGTGGCGACCCATGCGGCCTTCGTGGGTACGACCTACATCGCCCAGCAGCTCTACAACAACTTCAACCTCGTCGACATCGCGGCCGAGGGCTTCCAGCTCACGCTCGTGGACTCGACCATCCACATCAAGAACGTGGTGGACGACTTCACCGTCAAGGTCGACGACGACTTCAACAACAACGGCGCCCAGGCCTTCAAGGGTCGCGTGCAGCGGTTCACCGCGCTGCCGGCCGTGGCCCCGGAAGGGTTCGAGATCGCCGTGGTTGGGGACGACACGACGGCCTTCGACAACTACTACGTCCGGTTCGTCAAGCTCAACGCCGACGACAACTTCGGCGTCTGGCGTGAGTGCCCCGCCCAGGGCATCAAGGACACCATCAACCCCGCGACGATGCCCCACGTCCTCCGCGCCGAGACGGACGGCACCTTCACCTTCGGCCCCCAGGACTACAAGCTCCGTGTGGCCGGTGATGAGACCACGATCAAGCCGCCCAGCTTCGTGACCCGGAACATCAACGACGTGTTCATCTACCGGAACCGCCTCGGCTTCGTGGCCGGTGACTCGGTGGTCCTGTCCCAGGCGAGCGACCTGTACAACTTCTGGCCAACCACTGTGGTCCTGGTCCTGGACTCGGCGCCCATCGACCTGTCGGCGGCGGACAGCGCCAGCGATCTCCACGCGGCGACCCCGTTCGAGTCCTCGCTGATCCTGTGGGGCCAGAAGAAGCAGATTGCCCTGGTGAGCGACGCGATCCTGACCCCGAAGTCCGTCAGCCTCCCGGCCGTTGGCAACTTCGCGTCCAGCCCCTTGGTCCGCCCGGGCGTGCTGGGGAACGAGGCCTTCTTCCTGAAGACCCTGGGCCCCGCCTCGCGCCTCCAGGCCCTCACGGTGGCGCCCGAGGGGACCACGTTCTCCGCCGACGACGTGACCGTCCAGGCCCCTACCTACCTGCCCCAGAACATCCGGGTGCTGGCGGTCAGCCCGAACGCGAACACCGCGATCCTGCTGTCGAAGGACGACACGCGGAACCTGTACGTCTATAAGACGTTCTCCGAGGGGCGCCAGAAGCTGCAGTCGGCCCTGTACCGCTGGGAGTTCCCGGCGACCATGAACCTCCGACACGCGGCCTTCGAACGGGACGTGTTCGTCCTGCTGTGGGACGACGCGACGGGCGCCCACCTTGGGAGCTTCGAACTTGGTGAGGGCTACGCGGACCCCGATGGTGTCTACCTGACCCACCTGGACCGTCGGCTCGCCACCACCGGCCTGCCTGCTGTCTTCTCGGGAGGCAACACGACCTTCACGCTGCCCTACCCGGCAACCGCGCTGACCACCGTGGTCTCCCAGGCGGCGGACGCGGTACCCAGCGAGGTGGCACCCCCGGTGTCCTTCACGGGCCTCACGGTGACCGTCGAGGGGGACTGGACCGGGCGCACCGCGTGGGTGGGTGACAACTACGAGATGAGTTTCACGCTGTCCCCCTTGTTCACCCGCAGAGCCCTTCCGGGTGGCGGCACGGCGGCTACGGTCACCGGGCGCACCCAGATTCGCTACGTGACGATGAACCACTCAGGCACCGGCAACTTCACCGTCGAGGTGACCAACCGGAGCCGGAGCGTCAACCCGCGCACGTTCAACGCACTGGCCACCGGCCGGCGCCTGGGCGAAGCGGTCAGCGACTCGGTCCCCATCAGTGAATCCGGTTCCTTCCGGTTCCCGGTCCTCGGCCGCAACACCGAGACCCGCATCACCGTCAAGGACGCAACCCACCTGCCTGCCGTATTCCAGTCCCTGGAGTTCGAGGCCCTGTACACCGAACGAGGCAAGCAGCGATGACCTACGAAGCGCGCCCCTTCTCCGTCGAGGACCTGGAGGGCATGACCTTCAGACCTGAAGACGAAGTGGAGGCGCGCTTCGCCGGCTGTACGGGCACCCCAGATTACGCCCGTGACTGTATCGCCCGGGGACAACCCGTGAGGACCGCGTGGGGACCGAAAGGTGCCCTAGGGGTCTTCGGGGTTGACGGGGACACGCCGTGGATGGCGCTCACCCCCTACGGGCAGGCTTGCGGTCTCGCGGTCGTGGCGCTCGGTCCCTCGTGGATCGCGCCGCTTCTCCCCCGCAACGCCACGACCCTCGTCGCTGTCCGAGAACACCGACAGCACCAATTTCTCCTCCGGCTCGGCTTCGTCCCTCACGGGATCGTTACCCCCGAGACCGACACCTCGTACCACCTCATCCTTTTCAGGAGGCAGTCATGGCCCCTGTAGTCCCGTTCATTCCCCTCATCATCTCCGCGGTGGGCGCCGCTGCCGGGACCTACGCGACCGTGCAGGGCGCCAAGGCCCAGAACGCCGCCTTCTCTCAGAACCAGGAGAACGCCCTCCGCGCCCTCCGAGATCAGCAGCAGGCCACCGCCGCCCAGTCCAACCAGGACCGCGAGGCGACCGCCCAGGACCTCCTGCTCCAGGCCCGTGCCGGCGCCCGTGCCCGTGCGTCTGCGGAGGCCCAGGCCGCTGGCTCCAACCTCGCCGGCCTGTCGGTCGACCAGATCATGCAGGAGTCCATCATCAACACCTCCGAGGCCGCGGTCAACACCGCCGCGAACCTCGCCAGCCGCGAGAACCAGCGCAGCCTGGAACAGCAGGGCGCTGCCACCACCACCCAGTCCCGAATCAACTCCGTCGAGCGCAAGAGCGTCAGCGCGCTGGGCGAGGCGTTGAAGATCGGCATTGCGGTGGGCGGAGGCGCGTTCTCGTCTGCCAAGGGTGGCGCGTTCGGCTCCAAGGCCCAGTCGTTCACCACCGGGAAGTAGACCATGCCCATCGAGATTCAGCAGCAGCAGCCGGTGGCCCTCCAGGTTACCGCCCGAGCTGTCGACACCTACGTCACGCC